ATTTGCTTTCTATAATCCAAATGGACAAGTTGGTTATATCCAAACCAGTGGATCTGCAACTATTTATAGTACATCTTCTGACTATAGATTAAAAGAAAATGTTGATTATAACTGGGATGCAACCACAAGATTAAAACAATTAAAACCAGCTAGATTTAACTGGATTAAAGATGATACAGATACTTTAATTGATGGTTTCTTGGCACATGAGGTTTCTGATATTGTTCCTGAATCAATTAGTGGTGAAAAAGATGAGCTATATCCACAAGGACATGAAAAAGCTGGAGAACCTAGATACCAGGGCATAGATCAAAGTAAATTAGTGCCCTTATTAGTTAAAACAGTACAAGAACTTGAGGCAAGAATAGAGGCACTAGAAAACGCTTAATTAAACATTTGCGTAAATAATTATACGAAGGTTAATTATATTGTTTATAATTAAACTTAAAAACACTAACACATTATGGCAGATACATTTACTACTAATTTAAACTTAACCAAACCAGAGGTCGGTGCATCCACCGATACCTGGGGTACAAAAATAAATACAGATCTTGATGCTTTGGATGGCATTTTTACAGCCAATGGCACAGGAACAAGTGTGGGCCTTAAAGTTGGGTCTGGTAAAACCTTAAATGTTTCATCTGGTACTTTAACTTTAGCTGATAACCAAATATCAGGCGATAAGGTTGAGGGTGGCACTATAGCCGCCATCACCATTACAAGTTTAACAGCCACAAGTGCAGACATTAATGGCGGAACGATTGATGGATCTACCATTGCAACTTCCAATGTTACTGTTGGTTCTGGCAAAACGCTTGACGTATCTGCTGGAACTTTAACTCTAGCTGACAATCAAATTAGCGGTAATAAAGTAGAAGGCGGAACAATTGCTGCAACCACTATTACAGCTCTAACATTTGGCAGTTTAAATGATGGCACAATTAATGTAACTGGCTGGGTTGACGAAGACAACATGGCTTCTAATTCAGCAACTTTAATACCAACACAACAATCTGTTAAAGCATACGTTGATTCACAATCAAGCGGTGCAAGTACATTAACTCAGGTTTTAACTGCTGGTAACAGCACAAGTGGATCTGATATTGTCCTTACTTCTGGTGATAAAATTACTGGCTTTACTTCAACTGGTATTGACGATAATGCTACATCTAACGCATTAACGATTGATACAAATGAAAATGTTTTTGTAAAAAAAGCTGTTACAGATTCTACAGTTGTGGGTTGGTCTTTTGGCAATGATGGTAGAGGCACACAGGTCTTTGATTTTTCTGGTAGCAATGAAGCTTTAATATTCAATAATACCAACGCGTCAGAATCTACTTATTTAATAGATTTTAGACAGCAAGGCACAGACTCTGGAAGAATACGAGTGCTTGCTAATAGTGTAGAATATCAAACCTCATCAGATTACAGATTAAAAGAAAATGTAACTTATGATTGGGATGCTATTCCAAGATTAAAAGAACTCAAACCAGTAAGATTTAACTGGATTAAAGACTCAACGAATACTGTTATTGATGGCTTTATTGCTCACGAAACACAAGAAGTTGTACCAGAATCTGTAGGTGGTGATAAAGACGAAGTTTATCCTGAAGGTCACGAAAAAGCAGGTGAGCCTAAATACCAAGGCATTGACCAATCAAAACTTGTTCCATTACTTGCTAAAGCAATGATTGAACAGCAAGAAATAATAGAACAGCTACAAGCCGATGTAGCAGAATTAAAAGGAGCTTAAAATGGCAATATCATATGAATGGAATGTAAACACAGTAGATGTATATCCTACTGACGAAGATCACACTAATGTAATCTATAACGTGCATTGGCGAATAAACGCTACTGATACTGAAGTAGATCCAGAGGGTAATCCTTACACAGCAAGTGTTTATGGAACACAATCATTAGACACATCTGATCTTTCTGATTTCACAGACTTTGACAGCGTAACTGCTGCTCAAGTACAAGGCTGGGTTGAAGATGTAATGGGTGAAGAACAAGTACAATCTTTAAAAGATGGTCTTGACTCAAAAATTGCAGACGAAATCAATCCAACAAGTGAAACAAAACAATTAGTTGCTTAATTGAATGGCATTATTTCCAATCACACCTCCTGCGGGTATAGTCAAAAATGGAACTGATTATGCTAACAAAGGCCGTTGGGTTGATGGAAATTTAGTTCGTTTTGAAAACGGATATTTAAAACCTATTGGTGGTTGGACAAAACTTAGAAGCACAGCATTAACAGGTGCACCCATTGGGATGTACGCCTATAACGATAATTTAGGTCAACCTATATTAGCAGTTGGTACAAGAGAAAAAGTTTACGTTTTATACAAAAACACCTGGACTGATATTACGCCATCAGGTTTTGTTAATGATGCAAGTGCTGATCCACTAGGTTATGGTGCATACCATTACAATGTAGAAGATTATGGTGATGCTCGTTCACAATCAGGATTGCCTTTAAAATCAGGTCATTTTTCTTTTGACAATTGGGGAGAACACTTAATCTTTTGTTTTTCCGTTGATGGCAAAATCTATAAATGGCGACCAAACTCAGGCGGTACAGCCGATACCATAGGTACAGTCGTAACCAACGCACCCACAGGATGTCAAGCAATCATAGTAACCAATGAAAGACATTTGGTGGCTATTGGTTCAGGTGGAGATCCAAGAAAAATCTCATGGTCAGACAGAGAAGACAACACTAACTGGACATCTAAAGCTACAAACACCGCAGGTGATTTGCAAATACCTACAGGTGGTAGAGCAATCATGGCAGCATCACATGGCAATGACATTATCATTTTTAGTGATACTGGTATAAGCAGAATGTTTTACGCTGGTTCACCATTTGTTTATGGTATTGCAGATGCAGGTACTAACTGTAAAACAGTCAGCAGAAGATCCATTGTTACAACTGGTAACTTCCTAACATGGATGGGTGAAAACTCTTTCTTTGTGTACGATGGTACTGTTAGAGAAATACCATGCGAAGTGCATGATTATGTTTACGATCAACTTAATGTACCAGGTAGACAGGCTTGTTGGGGCGGTCACAACTCTAACTTCAATGAATTATGGTGGGGTTTTCCTAGCGGCGATAATCAATACGCACCTAACAAATACGTTATATGGAACTATGGCGAAAATGTTTGGTCTATTGGTGAGCTAGACAGAGGTTGTTGGGTTGACCAAGGTGTCTTTGATTTCCCAACTTCAGCAGATAATGCTGGATTTATTTATCAACACGAATCAACACTATTAGGTAACTCACCTAATTTGGGCGATGCTGTACCATATGCCACCTCTGGGCCTATCGAAATAGGTAATGGTGATAATTATGTGCAATGCAATCAAATACTTCCAGACGAAGAAGCTAATACACTTCCAGGTGTCACCCTTAGTTTCAAAGGTAGATTTACTCCACTAGGCCCTGAAACGGACTTTGGATCATTTACTTTTGAAACTGATGGCTACACAGATGCGAGGTTTACTGCAAGACAAGTCTCATTAACAGTCACAGGCAGTACCACACAAGATTTCCAAGTAGGAAAAATTAGATTAGATGTACGCAATAGAGGTAGAAGATAATGGATCTATCCGCACAAAGACAGTACATTCAAAGAGCAACCAATATTAAGTATTCTTTTACAGCTACTACACAGCAAACCATCTATACAGCACCTAGCGGTGGCGATTTTGATTTTGCAATCATCAAGGGTTTTTTAGCTTGTGACCATGGCAATCAACAAACCAATTTAGATGTATCTATAACAGATACCAGCTCTAATGAGTTTTTTATCTATAAACAAAAAAACATAGCGGCACACGCTACCGAAGAATTACAAACCAATGCAGGAATTATTTTGCAACAAGGCGAAATCATAAAAGCACAAGTTAATCATGCAAACATTGATTTGTATTTAAGTATTATTGAGTATGGAAAAGGCGACTAATAAAGTCACACCTATTAAGAAAGCACCAGAAGAATGGGAAATTCAATGGGAACGCTGTAAACCATATATAGCAAAAGCTATCAAACATCAAGATTCCTATACAATAGACGATATAGAGGATAAAATAAGACATGGAATATTCCATTTATGGCCAGCTAAGAAGTCGGCTATGATAACTGAATTTGTAGTATTCCCCCAAAACACAGCAATGAACTTGCTATTTTGTGGTGGTGATTACAAGGAGTTAGAGGATATGTTGCCATCCTTAGAGGCATTTGCAAAAGCAGCTGGCTGTAAAAGATTATATGGCGGTGGCAGAAAAGGATGGTTAAGAAAACTAAACCACTTAGGTTTTAAATCAGAAAATTTAATAAGTAAAGAATTATGAGTAAAGGCAAAACAACACAATCAGTCAGTCTACCAGCATACCAAGAAGCACAAGCAAAAGAGTTATTCCAAGCTGGTAAACAATTAGCTGGTCAACCATTTGTTCCATACACAGGCCCTAGAGTTGCTGGTTTTAATCCAGATCAACTTAGACAGTTTCAAGCCACTCGTGGTTTATTTGAAACTGGTATGGAGTTTGACCCTTTAACGGGTTTGCAATCATTAGCACAACAAGAAGCACCGCAAATGGGTCAAGTTGGCTCACTACTAGGCGCTGACATAGGTGCATATCAATCGCCTTATCAACAGCAAGTTATTGATCAGTCTATGGCTGACATACAAAGACAAGCAGATATAGCTAGAGGTCAAGCGCAATCACGCGCAATCGGCGCTGGTGCATTTGGTGGTTCACGCTCTGCTTTACTAGAATCTGAATCACAAAGACCTTACATCGAGCAACAAGCTAGAACTGCTGCTGGTTTAAGACAAGCTGGTTTTGAACAAGCTCAAAGAGCTGCCGAATCAGACATCGCAAGACAACAGCAAATGGCAATGTTTGCCCCAGAGTTAGAGCTACGCGCAAGACAGCAACAAGCAGGACTGCTTGGGGGCGTGGGCGCGGAGCAGATGTCAAGGCTTGGACAGCTTGGTCAGATTGGTCAGCAACAACAACAATTACAACAAATGGGTCTACAAGCACCTTACGAAGAGTTCCAAAGAGCTTTGGCTTATGGGCCTCAACAGTTTGGTTTATTGGCTGCGGGTCAAGGGGTTACAACTCCAACAACCACTATGAAACAAAAAACTGGTTTAGGCGATATTTTAGGATCTGCTGCTCAATTAGGCAGTATGTATTTTTTAACAAAGTAGGAGTTTTATAATGGCGTTTGGAGATATTTTAAAAGCCTTTAATCAAAGCGGTGGTCAGCCAGGTGCTATGCAACCCATGCAATCACCTATTGGTATGCCACCAGTCGGATCTGCTGATAAAGATGCCAAAAATCAAAAGTTAGCCATGATGCTTTACTCACTGGGCGGTGCTTTGAAAGGACAAGATCCAATAGCGGCAGGTATGGCTGTTAGACAGATGCAAATGCAACAACAGGCTCAAGAACAACAAAAAAAACAACAAGAAGCAATAAAACAATTTGCAGCAGGCGATCCTGGTTTGCAAAGAATGTATGATATTTTTGGTAAAGAGGGAGTACAACAGGCTTACTTGAGACAACAAGACAGACAACAAGAGTTATTAGAGTCTCAACAACAAATAGATCAGTTAAGGGGCGCTGGATTCACAGACGAGGAAATAAATTTAAATCTTGCTGGGCTTGATTTAAAAGACATTATTGAATTTAGAAATGGAGAGGGATTATCAGGTCAGCAAATAATTCAAGATGTAGAAGAAAATGTTGAAAAAACTGTGCAACAAACTGAAGTGTTAGATACTTTTGCAAATTTAGACCAAGCATTTGGACCAATTGATGCAGCGCAAGAAGCTTTAAGTAAAGCTACAAGAGTTTTTGGTTTCGATGTTGATCCTCTTGGATCTGGTACTGGCGCAGCTGTAAGAGCAAGAAATAGCTTGAACACAGAAATTTTAGCAAATTTAGCTGCTGATTTTACTGGCAGACCCAATGTGTTAATTTATGAAAATATTAAGGGTAATTTACCCATGACCTCTGCAACCTCTGAAAAAGACGCGAGAGAAAAATACATAAATATAAAAGATCAAGTTGATGCTAGAATTAATAATCTTAAACAAGGTCTAAAAAGCACAACTGTTTCTGATGCAAACAAAGAAAAATATAGAGAAGAATTAAATAAAAGTTTATTGTTATCTCAAAAATTAGATTCAGCAATTGGATCTTTAATAGGAGAAAAAAAAGAAACATTAAAACCTGTAGATATTGTTTCTGAAGGTAAATATAGTTCTTTATATACAAATAACGATGGCTAAAACTTACAAAGAATTAAAAGAAGCGGAAAATAAACAACAGGTTTTTAACGAAATAAAATCTGATGGTTATAGGCTTTTGCAACAAGGAAAAATCGATGCAAAGACCTATTATTCAAAAACTAGAAACATTGGCATAGAGCTTGGCATTATTGATGCAAACGATTATCCAGGTAGATTACCTAAAATTGCAGAAGGTTT